ACAACTCCTCCGGGCACAACTCCTCCGGGCACAACTCCTCCGGGCACAACTCCTCCACCTTCAGTGCCGGGGCCAACCAGTGCAGACTTATCAGAAGATCAAATTAAAATGGTCAAGGCATTTTTGTCTAAATTAAATGATATTTCTGGCTATATGAAAAATATCAATCCAAGTTCGGTGAATTTGGAAAAGATCAAGCCGGTTATTATTAATACATTGGATCTGTTTGATATTATTATTGGAAACAAGTATTCTGCTGTAAAGGTAAATAAAAACGTTGATGGGTTGATTTATACAGCGTTTAGACCACCAGTTACAACTTCTGTTACGGCTCCCGTAACAGAAGCCCAGTCTGCTGGAGTTTCATTACCAAAAGAAGTGATTGACACTCTTTTCAAGTTAAAAAAGAATACATTGATTTCTGGAAATTTTGTACAACGTCTTCAACAGTTGTTAACAGTCAATCCATCAGATCCAAAATCAAAGACCGACGTACAGAATTTGGTAAAATCAATACGTGATACAATCATGTCAAAACACGAACAGATTGTTCGTAAATCTATTGGAACAAATATCGCTGATTATAGAAAGTCACTTCTCAGTGAGACTATCAGAGGAGGAGATTTATTTGTCAGAGAGTTGACATTCTTGATTTCTGATTTGACTATGTTGATACAACAATTACGTAATGTTAAAAAGCCATCAGGATCAACACCTACTACGCCATCTTCTACTAAAGAGGGTCATGTAATTATAACGTCAAATCAAGTTTATAAGTTTGGAAACGGTAAATGGTATCATTACGGTGGAACAAAAAATCCATCCAACGATGGTAAAGAAGTTGTTGGTCAAGGCATCATTGACAGATTAAATAATCTTGCCAAGACTCAAAACGATTCTGATAAACTTGATGATATATTGAAATCCAAGTGAGAGAACACAGTAAACGTGGACAATAAAAAACCCACTCGAAAGAGTGGGTTTCTTTTTTATGTAGTATGAAGTTTATTCCATGTGGAAATAACGTTCTAACATCATTCCACATTCTTGATATAGACCTTGCATTTTTCTCATAGATTCATCACACTCTGCTGCCATCTTTTTGAACTCGGTGGTCATCTTTTTTACTTCACCTGTATGTTTAACGTGCTTCCAAAACTTCGTTATACTTGTTATATTCAAATACAAGTTCTTGAAGCATCTTCTTTTGTTCTTTGGATAGACCACGTTGAACAACAGGAACAGCAGTTGAATGAACTGGTTCTGGGTGAGTTGTTTCAGCAACACCGTGTGGACTTACAGCAGTAATATCCGATTGAGGAGGAGACTGCTTAGACGCTGGAATGTTTTCTAAAATCGATTTGAGTTTCATACTTTTGTATAAATAGTGATTTTCTGTCAATTCGTTTGTTAATGTATCAAAATAATCTAGTAGACCGGGATTTTTATCAGTACCCATCAAGTGACCATATACTTTTTCTAATCTATATGAATTTTCTGGTTCAGACATGCTTTTCTTTTCCAACATCCATTTGTTATCTTTGGTTCGAGCAACACGTCGAGTGAATTTCTTTTCGTCATCTAATCCATTTGGAAGAGCATCTTCTTCCATGTAGTGACCATCGTCACCAGCGTTTTCGCCGGAGAATCCCATACTAGCAAACATTTCAAGATCACATGGTTTCCAATCTTTGAGACGGACCAAATGCGGATGTGTTGATTCTTCGGATTTGGGACCATTTAGCATATGGCTAGTATGCTTCATTTTTTGAATCAAATGAGGATGTTTGCCTTCTTTGTTTGGATTGTGTTGTTGTACGATACTGCTTGTTGTATCCATATATTAAAGTCCTATTTCGTCGTTGACTTTTTTGAGAAACTCAGAAAGTAGAGCGGGATCACCTTTTGGATTGGTAAAACTATCAGATGTAATCAGTGTTACCTTAATTGGTTCTGGTTTTTCTGGTTTACCGTCCTTGGACTGTTCTGGTTTCTCGGTTGGTTCTGTTAAAGTGAAACTCTTATAAGCTAACAAATTACCCACTTTGATTTTCTTAATCACAGTGGTTTTATTGATTGATTCCATTTTACCACCATTCAATACCTGTTCGGTACTCTTGTATCTTATTTCAAAAATGTTTCTAGCAAAAGGAGTTTTGATATTAGGAACAGTTGCTGCCAACTTTTCTTCATTTGTAAATGATACACCAATACTCAGTTTCAAATATGACTCAAACGTATTGGGAGGCAATAACGTTATGTCCTTTTTATCAGCCATAACAACTCTCTCATCTTCTGTGATTATTTCATGAAGTAGATCTTTAATGAGGTTTTTGATCTTTTCTTTTGAGTTATTAGGCATAAATCGTGATGTAGTATAAATAGACGTTAATACTATACAAATACGAAGATTTTTTAATGTTTTGTAAAAACACATATATTTATATCAAAATGCGGCAACGTCTTTGCTGCCACAATAATACAAATTCGATTGAAGTTCCTCCCCAATAACTTCAGAACCACAAGGAAAATATAATATGTCCGATCTATTAAAAGAAGCGCTTGCGGACGCCAAGGCTGTTCGTGCTACTGCTCTTGCTAATGCAAAGGTAGCTCTTGAAGAAGCATTTGGTGAACGTGTACAAGCATTGTTCGCAGAAAGACTAAACTGCTGCACCAGCACCTGCTCCAGCAGCACCTCAAATGTCAGATACTCCAGCACCTGCTGCTCCAGTATCAGACACTCCAATGGCACCTGCTGCTCCAGCAGCTGATGCAACCGCACCAGCAGCACCTGCTGCTCCGGTAGATCCAATGGCTGCTCCAGCAGCTGACGCAACCGCACCAGCAGCATCTGCTGAAGAAGAAATTTCTCTTGAAGAACTTCTCGCTGAACTTGAAGCCGAAGAAGGTTTGAGCGAAGCCAAGGAAGACGGCGAAGAGGAAGAAAAAGACGGCGAAGAAAAAGGTGAAAAAGATGAATCCGTTTGGGAAGAACAGATTCAAGAAGTTACCTCACAACGTGATGAAGCGTTGAAGACCGTTGAGATTTTGCGCAACCAAATCAATGAAGTCAACTTGTTGAATGCCAAGTTGCTTTATACCAACAAGTTGTTCAAGCAATTTAGTTTGAACAATCAACAAAAGATGAAGGTTGTTGAGAATTTTGACCTCACTACGAGTGTACGTGAAGTCAAGTTAACCTATGCTATTATGGCCGAATCGTTTAATTTGGGTGGAAATATATTATGAGTGCTGATGTAAAGTCACTTCTAACGACAAATATGAATCCTCAGGCTGAGCTTATGGCTAAGACCCGTGGATTGCAATCAAAGTGGGATCAAACTGGTTTGCTCGAAGGCCTAAACGGCGTCGAGAAGGCCAATATGTCAATCCTTCTTGAGAACCAAGCAAAGCAACTTCTTGACGAAGCTACCGCAACCGGTACTTCTTCAAACAGTGAACAATGGGCAGGCGTTGCTCTCCCACTCGTTCGCCGTGTGTTTGCTGAAATCGCAGCTAAGGAGTTTGTGAGTGTTCAACCAATGAACCTCCCAAGCGGTCTTATCTTCTATCTTGACTTCAAGTATGGAACCAACAACGGTGCCTTCAGTAAGGACACTTCAAACAACTACAGTTCACTATTCGGTGGTACCGGCACCAAGCTTGGTTCAACCGACAGTGCAACCGGTGGTCTCTACGGTGCAGGCCGTTTCGGTTATTCAATTAACGACCAATCAATCAACCACATCACCGCTACCCGCGCTGCTGTAAGTTCATTGAGCGGAGTTAACTTTGATGCAAACTATAGCGCTTCAGTTGCTGCTGGCGAAGTTTTCACTTTGACCACAACCAACTTGTACAGTGCTTCAAGTGCTGCTGGTAACGTGTTCGACGCTAACGGTGCTCGTTCATTCACCATCTCCGCTGCTAGTATCGTAACCTACTTCCCATCATTGACCTCAATCAATGGTTCAGAAGTAACCTTCGTTGTTTCCGGTTCAAACCCTGCTTCCGCAAGTTTGACTGTTAACTACAGTGTACAACCTAAGGACAGTAACCGTGGTGACTTCGAAGACAAGACCACAACCGACAGCTTGAGCTCAATCGGTATTCCTGAAGTCAACCTTGAGTTGAAGAGCGAGCCAATCGTTGCTAAGACTCGTAAGTTGAAGGCAGTCTGGACCCCAGAACTTGCTCAGGACTTGAATGCTTACCACAGCATCGACGCAGAAGCAGAATTGACTGCTCTCTTGAGTGAGTACGTTTCAATGGAAATCGACCTCGAAATCCTTGACATGTTGATCACCAACGTTCCAAGTGTAACCACTTCACGTTGGAGCGCAAAGATTAACCGCGAAATCAGCGACAGCGGTGTCATCACTGACACAACTACTGCTGGTACCGGCGGTTACTACACCAAGTCAACTTGGTTCCAAACTCTTGGTAACAAGATCCAAAAGGTCTCAAACAAGATTCACCAATTGACCCTACGTGGTGGTGCTAACTTCCTCGTCTGCTCACCAGACGTTGCAACAATCTTGGAGTCAATTCCAGGCTTCGTTGTCAACACCGATGGTGACAGCGCCAAGTTCGCAATGGGTGTAAGCAAGGTTGGTAACTTCGCAAGTCGTTTCCAAGTCTACAAGAACCCATACATGGTTGAAAACACCATCTTGGTTGGTTTCCGTGGAAA